ATAATATCCATATCCAAGGGAACAACCTTATAATAGAATTTAGGCTGTTCAACCATAGTCTGAACCACAGTTCCAACCGTATACGTGCCAGCATTCGGCCCATCTGCAATTACAATCTGCTGTGCCAAAGCGCCGCTGTTGGTAAAGCCATCATCCCCCTGATAAGCTACAACCTTACCCGCGTTTGTAACATTGCAGCGCCTACGCCCGCCAAATGCATTAATACCATCAAAAGCAGCGCCGGGAGTTTTACCAGTTGCGCCAGCTAACCGGGTAAAGCGTTTGTTTACAAAGTCCACTTCAACACCGAAAACATCAGTATCTTTGTAGCCAACAAACGCCTGCAAATCAGAAATTTCTTCCTGCAATGCCTGAATATCACCGATTGTTGCAATTACAGTAGGATCAATGTTCATGGTTACAGCAGTAGCATTGCCAATAACTGTAACCATCTTAACCAACAGACCGGAAACGGTAATACCGTTATCAGCCGGGAAATAGCAGTTTCCGGATGTTTCTGCTGAAACTGCATACAAAATTTCCCCTTCATCCGGATCAATCGCGTAAAGGCCTAAAGCCCTTGCATAATACCCGGTTTCCAAGCCAGTATTGGAAAAGGCAGCTTCTACCTGTACCGCTACATCATTTGTTCTGGTAACTCTGGTAATGTCAACCGTCTGCTTAATGTTTGACAGACTGGTTAATGCTTCCAAATCTGCTACAGCGTACTGTGTGGAACTTGTACGAATTTTTGTAAACTGTACTGTTGCCTGTCCTGCAATCAGTTTGGCCATTAACGCCTGTCCTTTAGTGGTAATTACCACTTTTGAAAATTCAGCCATACTTTTTTCATCCTTTCTTAAATTAATTTATTTCAATGAGTTCAACAGAAACAGCGGTATTCCCAAGGTTCGCGGCATTGGAAATATTCACATTTTCGTTTGAATCATTTGAAATTGAATTTCTTTCTACCGGAACAGCAGCCCCGGCATTGTTAACATCTACAACTAAAACATGATTTCCTTTTTCATCATTGGTAACAAAGAACTTTTCAACGGAAACAGTACCGCCAGCCATATTTGCAGCATTTACTGAATCATGGGAATATAAATCATCATTGGTAGTAAATTGCTTTTCTATTGGAATTGCTGCATTTGCTGCCAATGCATCAGCTGACAAATTCATATTTTCCCTGTAATCGTTGGTATCAAATATTGTTTCTACTTCACAATGGCCAACATAAATTAAAGCTTGCCCGTTCAAATCAGCCGGAATTGTATTAAAAACATCCAAAACCATATTGCAAGGAACCATTGTCATTAGTAATGCTTCAAGCGTTTCCATCAGGCCAAATGCCTCTAAATTCACATCCAGCTTGATTAAATAATGGTCAAAATCACCTTCAATAGTAAAATTGTTTTCGCCGCAAATCAGCTGCAATCTGTTTATAAAAACGCGCCACGTATAAGGAATCATATTGAACCACTTAATGAATACCCGCGCCCTCCGCGCTTCAAGCGTATCTTCCTGATAAGGCAGGATGTTCAGCAGCTTTTCAAACCGGGATATTCCGTATTCATCCGCGTTTTCAATAAATTCATTTTTTAAAGTTCTATCCGCTGCATTCCATGCTAATCTGAATTCAGGATTTTCAGCTTCCAAGCATTCATCAATTTCTTTGTATTCCGTCATAAAAGGCGGCAAGTGTTTTTGTAATACTACTTCCCGGATCATGAAGAAGCACCCCCAAATATCGGAACTTGATATTTACCGCAAGTGTAATTTGCTTTTGTGCCATTGATAGCAGTATCATAAATATCAATAATCCCGGTAACATTCAGCAAGCGGCTTTCAATTTGGGAAATTCTAACAATTAACGCATTGGAATTAGCCCAAGTTTCCCGCAAGTCTGCCAGATAATCACTGATTACTTCATTGATTGTGGATTGTAAGTTACTCCATGAATACCCGGTATCAAATGTGATATTGGTTTTGATTACGATATTTACAGCAGTAGCGCCGCTAACCGTTACTACATGGCCAATAGGCGCAATTCCAAATCCTTCACCTGCATTCTGTTCCGGATCTAATTCTGTTTGTACCGTGTTAATCAGTGTTGCAGAAGGTACATTGTAATCAGAATCCAAAATAGTAATCAATACTGTGCCGCCTGTTGTCAATTTCTTGTGTAAGGCCGCCATATAAACGGTATCTAACCACAATTTCACATCCGCGCTTAAAGAATCCTTTACCGATTCATACCACGTTGTAACGGCTGCTGTTGGAATCATATCAGCCGGGATAATATCGGAATTCCAAACCCTTGTTACTTTTGTAGCGCCAACGCCAGCAATCGCATTTGTTTTGGTAATATAATCTTTTCTGTTGCCGCCATAAGCACGATCATTAAAGGAATCAAAATAGCGCTGACGTAAAACTTCTGTATCTTCTTCATCTTCACCGGGAATCAAAATTTCCGTTAATTCAGCTGTTTCAAGGCCAGCAACATATTCAATAGGAATCAGGGTTCCAAAATATTGATTACCGATAACGCCAGCTGTTTCACATTGAACTTGATAAACACCATCTGAAATTTTTTCAGTAACAACATAATTCAATTCATTCAGATTAAATCGTTTGCCAGTTACATCAACTGTTGTAGGCGTAAATACGCCTTTTAATATTGCATTTGTGGCTGGTTCCGGATACAGGCCGCGTTCTTTGCAGCGCAAAACAAGGAATTGCCGTGAAGCAGTATCACCATAAGCTTCTTTGATGATATTTTCCAATTCATCATAAAGGATCTTTAATTCAATGGCTGTTGGTGAATGTGTATCCCAAATCACGGAACCTTCCCGCTTATCCATTTTAGGGGATACCCTGTTAAGCATCCGTTTTAGTATATTTTCATATGTTTCATGTTCAAACATTTAGAAATTCACCGCCCTTTTTGTTCTTATATCCCCAAAAATGGTATGTGCTGTAAAATACGCTACCACGGTTCCCCGCTTTGGAAATTCAAATTCAAATTCATCAACACTTAAAATTCTGGTATCTACTAACAATGCTTCTGTAATCCTTCTTTCAATTTCCGGGCAAACATAGCTAATAGCTTTACCAAACAGATCAGCCAATTCAATACCATAATTCCAGCTGTAAATGATGTATTTATAGCGTTCTGTCATGATAATTTTGTAAATTGCCTGTTCCATGGCTTTCAATTCATCTGTATAGCCGCGGATTCTGTCACCGCTTAATTCCATGGCATAAGTGAAAGACGGCATTTCAGCAACATTAATTGATGTATCAAGCGCCAAGGCTTGTGCTGGAACCATTAAAATCACCTACCCTATCAATTACAATATATTTTTGCCCGCCCTGTTGCCGTATTAAAATTACTTTATCCCCGGTTAACAATCGATTATGCACAATAATATGTTTCCTGCCTACCAAAGCATGGGAATGGGAAGCAAAAGCAGCATCCCCACCGCCGCCAGATTCATTTTCTGTTCGCCATGCTATAACGGTAATATCATCATAAAAATCAGTTACATTCCGGGTAAGCACTAATTGCGCTGCATTCAAGGTAAATTTCTGTTCAACATTGATTTTCAGCGGGCTTTCTGAAATTACAATACCATAATATATTTCAGAAGGTTTACTTGCTGCAAAAGCATCCAAAGCGGCCTTTTTAATTGCTTTAAGGAATTCCGGAATATGTTCATTATCCACTAATATCACCGCCCCGCAATGTTAGATCCATGGAATGATGATCCAACATAAAATTGTGCTTCACCTTTTCAACCATCATGAAATTACTAATGTTCACATCCCCTAAATTTAACCTGACAAGTAACAGGCTTCCAGCCCTTACCCGCGTATCACCAAACGCGCCGGATATTTTCAGTTCCCTTGTCTTTTTGTTATACAACTGCAATAATGCATCTGCTTTGGCTTTTCCACTTTCCCCTTTTTGCAGCTTATCATAATACTGTAATACGCCCCAAAGATTCATATTTTCGCCGTGTTGCGCTATATACACATCCCGCTTGCTGGTTTCTTCATTCTCATAGGTAAGCTTGATTTTGTTATATGTGTTTTTATCAATGCTGGAAACATAATCAAAATTTTCAGCTGTTTCATTATCAATGCACAAATAACCTTCATCATCATTTCCAACTTTCATATTGGCAATGTTTTTTAGGGAAATTTTGCCAAAATCATCATACATAACAAACATTTCTTTTGTGTTTGTCAGTGTTAGATCTAATGCATTTTCAATCATTTCAAACAGGGAAACATTATCTTCTACCCTTGATTTAATCAGAAATTTGGTATCTTCAATTTCTCCTGTTTTTAAATTAAAATCAGCGGCCAACATTTTAATTAGTTCAGCCGCCGTTTTATTTTCGTAAACATAAGTATCTTTATTTTTCAAATACCGTAACTGATCATAAGCAGTAACGGAAATGATATTATCCCGGTTCCTGCTTTTCGTGAAAACAAAGCCATAAAAAACTTCATTTCCGTTTACTTTCAGCCTTACCGGGGAACCTTCCGTGAAATTCAAAATATCATCTTTTATCACTTTGAAAGTCAACTTTCCGGGGCTGCTTCTGCGTTCTGTACACCATTCAATACCTTCTTCTATTGCTGGCTGGTAAAGGGTATCAGGTTTTTGCGCCGATTCTGCAATCAAAAGTTCAACCATTTCAATACCCCCTTTATCCAGCCGGAAGCGTTAATTTTTGGCCTACAGTAACAGCATTGGAATTAGCATGTAAGATTGGATTAGCGTTCAAAACATCCTGAATATAATTCCCGCCAGCACCGTACATTTTTTTAGCTATCGTAAATGCCGTATCCCCGGCTTTTGCAATATAAGTTTGCGGGGAAGTAGGCATAGGACTGTTTTCAATAGAACGCGAATTTGTAACTTCTGCGCTGGCTTCCCCGTTTGCATTTTGTGAAACTTTTACTGTTTTAGTGCCATAAGGCCGATACTGTTTTAATTTAATTCTGATTTTTACATCAAACCCATTTTTCGCTTCTTCAATCACCTGATAATCTTCAAGTGAAACTTTCATGTTAGAAGAAAATAAAGGAATGCCGTTAGGTAAAGACCTGGCAACTATAAACTGAAAAGGCTGTTTTCCTTTTTTCAGTCCTTCCAGATAGCTTAAAAACATTCCCGCGCCCAAAAAACCAGCGGAATACATTGCATAGGGCTGTGAAACTTGCGGAATCTCACAATCAAATTCAACATCCGATAATTCCGGGGTTTTCAACAAATTCACTTGCCCTTCATTAATCAAAGTGATTGTTTTGTTGGCATTCCCATATTTTACATTCAATTTTGGCGGGGTTACAGGCAATAAGCAGTAACCGATAAAGAATAAATAGCCTTGACTACGCATTATGTATGCACCCCTTCAGTAACAACATCAATTGCTTCATTTACTGCATCCGTCATCCATGCCACAAAGCCGCTTGTATCCATACCCTTTTCAATGTGATTGTTATTTGTCATATCAATATGGATTTCAGCAGTAGTATAGCGGTTAATCGCTTCCTGTTCCGCTAAATCCCTTAAA